TAGATTCACTTTTGATTCGTGTTGTTCAACCGCCTTTCCTACCAAGAGCACAATGCTCATCATTGCGATAATGATTCCAAATGCTAAAATGTACCATCCTAGCATCCATCTCATGAATGGGATGAATTGTACCCTTGTTTTTCTTCTTTGTTCCGTTCTCATCGTTTTCTCCTTCCGTCCCATACCTTTTGAATTTCATCAATCATGCTCGCTTGATATTTGTATGGGCGTGTATCTGTTCTTCTTGCTGCAATCACCACTGGATGGTTTCTGATTTCACTCTTGTGCCACGAACTGGAACTTGTCCCAATCGCTTCACACAACTCTTCAGTCGTTATCCACCGTTGGTTACTTCTTGAATCAATAAATGGTTTTATTAATCCAACAAATTTCTCCGGGTTTCTTTTTACAACTTCAAAGAATATCGATTCAAAATAATCAAGCGTTGATTGTTCCATGGTTCTCCCTCCTTTACTTCGTTACCTCTTTCATGAGTTTGTTAGCTTCTTTAATTAACAAACGCATGGTGTTGCTATCCGTTTCTTTTTCAGCAGCTCTCGTTAACATATCCACCCACTCTCGTCTAGTTTCGTTCTTCCACTCGACTAACTCAGTTAGTAAAATGTCTTTTTCGAAGTAGGTTGAGTAATCCAGAGAGCCATCTTCTAATCGAACACATCTCCCAGTTTTTAAGTCCCTACAAACATTAGTACGAACTGTACTGTTGGTTGTTTTGACTGCTTCCGCAACTTCATCATAGGTAGCAGAAGGATGTTTCTTGAAATATTCCCTGATTTTTTCTGCTAGTGTCATGGTTTCACTCCTTTCATGTTTTTTCATATTGTTACCATCCTTTTTCAGACTTATAATGTGTCTGAAAGGAGGTGCTTCTATTTGGGTAAAAATCAATGGGTTTCTCCTACTTCCGAAGGGAAATGGAAAGTTCAAGGAGAAGGAAATTCTAAAGCGACTAAAGTGTTTGATAATAAATCTCAAGCTGTTGCATTTGGAAAAGGTGTTGCTAAAAATCAACAATCTGAATTAATCGTTCAAAAGAAAGATGGAAAAATTCAATCTAAAGATAGTTATGGCAATGATCCTCTTCCACCAAGAGATACTGAACACTAATCGTATTTAGGTGTAATTCTGACTCTAAAACCTTCTGCACTGTCAATATCATCTGCCGTGATGACAGCAATGGTTTTAGGGTCTTTTTCGTCTGTTTCTACGACAATTTTTGTAATATCCGATAATGTTTCAATACTCATTTTTATTCCTCCTTTCTAGTTGAAAATGTTTATCTTTTTTCAACTTTTAGTTCAAAAAAAATGAACTTACTTCTTCGCCGTACTTATTAATAATTGTACGAACTTCTTCCATCGTAAAATCAGCTCCAGTTCCGTTAAGTCTATGACTAAGCGTTGCTGACGTTACTCCTAACAAATCTTGTAACTCTTGTCGTTTGACATCGTTAACAATCATCCATGCAATAAATTCTTTATAAGGCGGTCTTTTTCGTTGTGACATTGAATCACCTCCTTGAAATGTTTATCTTTTTTCAACCTTATGACCACATATTACACTAAACTTTTTTATCTGTCAACAACAAAATAGAAAAAAAATAAACTTTTTTATTATTTTAGTTGTTTCTTGTTGAAATTAAAGGTATAATTCACTTATAAATAATAAAGAAAGGTGATGTTTGGCATGTCGTTTGCAAACAAAATCAAAGATATAAGATTAAAATATAATTTGAATCAAGAAGAATTTGCCAACAGAATCAATAATTATTCGAGCTTTAAAGGCTCTCCAACAAACTTCAATAAAACAAATGTTTCTAAATGGGAAAATGGTAAAGTTGAGCCAAGAATGGATACGGTACGATTAATTGCTTCAACTTTTGAAGTATCCCCTAACTATTTAATAGGTATGTCTGATGAGCCTTATTTTAACTCTAATAATAAAGAAGATAAGGATATTCAAAAAGACCTTCAAAAGATGATTGAACAATTAGAAAACGGATTGTATTCAAAAGAAACTGCTGAATACTCTGAAGAATCAAGAGAATTGATTATATCTTCATTAGAACATGCTATAAAAATTGCTAGAATTGAAGCTAAGAAAAAATTCACACCAAATAAATATAAGAAAGGATAGGCGTTATAAGTATTGGGGATTGAAAATAAAGTATTATCTTTAGTTAGAAAATTCGGAACTAGCAATCCGTACAAGATTGCCAAGGAATTGGACATAAACTTATTAGAAGCCGACCTAGGAGAAGTTAAAGGCTACTATACTAAGATTAGAAGGATTAAATTTATCTTTATTAATGAAAATCTATCGAAAAACGAAAAAATATTCACCATGGCTCATGAGTTAGGTCACGCTGTATTACATTACAACACACGTACACCACACCTTTTGAGCATGAAGTATCGTTACACATCCAAAATAGAATCAGAAGCGGATGAATTCGCAACGGTTCTTATGGATTTATACTTAAAAGAATCTGTGGAGATGTACTAAGGAGGTATATCATCATGGCAAGCATTTATAAACGTGGCAAAACTTGGAGCTACAAAGTGTATTACTATGACAATGGAAAGCAAAAGGCTGTATCCAAGAGCGGTTTTAAAACTAAAGCTGAAGCTAAAGACGCATCCATCCTTCGTGAGAATGAAATGCTGCAAGGTAAAGATTTTGCCAAAGAAAGAATGCTTCTTGCAGATTATATGGAAAATTGGAAGAAACTGTATAAAGATGGCACTGTTTCTTTAGGCGTTTCCAAGCGCATAGATATGATCATACGATATGTAAGAAAGAATTTTAACGTAATGCTCAAGGACATCACCCACGATAGCTATCAAGCTTATATTAATACATTGGCTGAAAGGCTATCGACTGAATCTGTTGCTAAATATCACACCTACACCAGTGGCGCTATTAAACATGCGGTCCAGACTAGGGTTCTTATGTATAATCCATGTGAATTCGTCAAGATTAAAGGAAATGATGAAAGAGCGTTTACTGAAGAAAGCAAGTTTTTATCTTTTGAAGAATATCAAAGGCTTTATGCAGCATTATTAGATGGAATCAATCCTAGATATCAATCACGCTATATTATTCTTTTAGCGATGGTTAGCGGAATGCGATTCGGAGAATGTTTAGGTTTAACATGGGATAATTTAGACGTAGAAACGAATACTGTAAAAATCGAAAAAGGATTCGACTCATTACACACTAGAGATTTTACGGACGGTAAAACCAAAAACGCAAAAAGAACTATTATCATTCCGAGTGAAGTAATGACACTATTATTCCAACTTCCGAAAGATACGGAAAGAGTGTTTCATGACATCACTAACAATGGAGTTAAAAAAACTCTCGATAATACACTTAAAAAAGCGAAAATCGAGAGAAAAATAAGATTTCATAGTTTAAGACATACACACGCCAGTATTTTATTGTCGCAAGGGGTGCAAGTCGTTTCAGTTAGCAAAAGATTAGGACATGCTAATCCAACAGTTACAATGCAGACGTATGCTCACGTTATTAAAGAATTAGAAGTATCAGACAATGAAAAAATAATAAAGATTTTATCCCACGGAACATCCACGGAACAAAACCTTTAAAAAAGCCTATAAATAAGCATAAAAAATGCCCCCTACAGACTGTAAAATACGTTTCATACCGTTTCATACCGTTTCATATCCCTATGATAACAGTGTTTTTGTATCATGTCATATCATACGTTTTCTATTTTCACGGAACAAATACGGAACAAAAAGCGAGCTATCACTAGCCCGCTTTTTTTAGTCTTCAATTGTCCTGCTTTTGAAGCTGATCAGCATATTCAGTTAATGTACTGCCAGTTCTTATAGTCAAATTTTCTATTTTGCGTTCACCATTAACCAATCGACTTAAAATAGATAATGTAACGCCTGTATCTTTATGAATTCTATATTGAGTTGCATTATTTAACAGCCATTCAATTTTCTCTGTATCTACTTTCATATAATCACCTACTTAAATATAAACCATACTATTAAGCCAATAAAGATAAGCCATGCGACAAAAGCTTTCCAGTCAAACGCGTGTTTAGTTATTTTGAAATTCACTTTCATTTTCTATTACTATATGATACAATTTGGTAAAGGAGTGAGGCTATTCGCCCCACTCGATTTCCCACTCGATTGTGAAGAACACTAAGTTTAGTTTGATGGTTATTTTAGTTTTCTTCGTCTTGAGTGGTTTTTTCTTTACCTGTTTTGGTCTCATATTTTTCTCCTTTCTTTATCGTTAAGGGTATCTCCCTTACATTTAATAGTATATCACTTTAGTGGTATAAAGTCAACACTTTTCTTTAAAATAATTTAAAAAATGCAAAAAAAATAAGGCTACCCCGAAGGATAGCCTTTTTTATTATTTATTTTCTTTTTGAGTGGTGATTAATCCGTCAGGCTCAACTGTGAATTCTGGTTTTTCGTCTAGCGTTCCATCTTCTTTCACATAGTACCATCCCTTAGCACCTTTAACAAATGCTTGTGATTCCATGTATCCGTTGTTTGTGTTTAAATAGTACCATTTATCGAAATATTTAACCCAACCAGTAACCATTTCTCCATCTTGTTTGAAATAGTACCACTCATTGTTGATTTTTTTCCAGCCTGTAGCCATAGTTCCATCAGTGTCTAACCAATACCATACACCACCACGCTTAATCCATTTATTTGTTAAGCAATAGCCATCTTCATTAAAGAAGTACCATTTTTCATTAATTTTCTGCCATTTGTTAGTTGGATAGCTGCCGTCTGAATTTTGATACCACCAGCCTTTTGAATTGCTGTGCCAACCTTCCTTAATTTCTTCAAGCCCGTTCTCGATATCATGCTTGAATTGTTCACGGCTGATGCCCCACTTAGCTAAATATGGATATGGGTCAACGTGATCGCTAAAATTGTTCGGTTGATTGTTTGTGCAATAGTAGTGTGATTTAATACCTTCTAATGCGTCTGAGTCTAATGTCTTAGGAAGTCCAGCCTCGTCAGCTAAATCGCGCAATAGTTGAATGTATAGTCGATAATCTTCCATAAACTCTTCTTTAGTCGAATGGCTTTCGATTAATTCAACGGCTGCATACGTTTCATAGTTCCAACCGCCACCAACATCGTAAGCGCCTTGATTTACGGGACCTACTTGCATTACGCGTCCATTTCCTACGACGTGTGAGAAGAATCCAGATTCTACAGGTCTACGCATGTGGTAGTCTGCTTCGTTCTGTGCTGTTGAGTTTCTATTACCTGTTGAATGCGCGTGAATTTGGTGATAAGGCGCATAACCGATTTGAGGTAATCCCTCTCTATATCTACTTGTATCAATTTCCATTTATATATTCCTCCTTATGTTGTTGGCCAAGGGTCGTCTGTAATGTATGAAATATTAGATACCCGAATATCGCCGATGTCTCTGTCGGTTGGTACTGGGTCGTTGAATTGGAAACGCATGTGATTTGCATCACCATAACCGCCTACATACCACGTACCGTATGGAACACCGTCATCGTTGAAAATCTGACCGATTAGCGAACCAGACGTTCTATACCCTAAAGGTATGCCACCGTTTGCTATAAGGAAACATTTCTTTTCACGGTTTCCTGGGTGCCCAATAAACGCCGGATTACCACGTCTAACAATACCGAACCAACCCCATTGTAGTCCTCCGAATTGATAAGATACGGTATCATTAACTCTTCGGACTTGCATATAAGAATTACCTAATTTAGACAGTACGTTTAGTTTTTTCCAACCTGTATCACCGTCTAACACAAACCAACCTTGGTTACCTGACGCTGTACGTTTAATCCATTTCAAAGCCCCGTTAGTTTTCTTAGTGTCAACGTATGTCTGTCCGATAGTACCATCGACTTTACCGTTTGGCATACCCTCACCGATTAACTCGCTAGATGAAGTTGATGGAGTAGGTGCATTTTGACTGGAAGCAGGTAGAGTTACGCTACCGCCGCCATCAGATAAGATGAGTGTATTCCCTGATAAAGTCAATTTTTGAGGAATACCAACGCCGTCACGACCGTTTTCACCTTTTGGTCCGATAGGACCTTGAGGACCGATTGGGCCTTGTTCCCCACGTTCGCCTTTTGGTCCAGCCTGACCGTCTTGACCTCTTTCACCTTGAATACCTTGCAAACCTTGAGGCCCTTGCAGTCCGTCCGCCCCTCGTTCTCCTTGTGGTCCTGGTGGTCCTGGTTCTCCTCGTTCGCCACGCTCGCCTGATTTTAATTGAACGGCTTTTAGCTCGTCTTTAGTCGCGAGTGTTTCCGCTTGAGTTTCCAACGTCTGAACGCGCATTTTTAATACTGTATCGTTATACGGCTGTGGTAGTTCCGTTTTCTTAGCGTATTCTGTTAACGGCTGGTGTTCCGTTAAATAGTGCTTACTTTCAAGCTCTTGTTTAGTAACGAGTGAACTTGTATCAATATTAGGTTTGCTTTCTAAGGCCTCTACACGCTGTTTTAAGGCGCTATCGTCATAGACGGTGTCTTTATCCGTCTTTGTCTTTAAAGCTTCAATTTCTGCCGAAATATTGCTGATTTCAGCACGTTCAACTTTGTTTTCTAGCTCTTGTTTCGTAGCAAAAGTGCTTGTATCAATTTCTGGTTTCGTTTCAAGCACTTGTAAACGTCGTAAGATTTCCGAATCGTCAAAAGTTGCGCACTCGACATGAATATTCTTGATCGCTTCTTCTAGTTCAGCTTTTGTTACGATATCCGTCACAGCAACAATTCTTTTAGTTTCTTTCTCGATAACGGGCAATTCGCTGTGCTTATCAATTTCAGATACACGAACCCAAAACGAGAATTTAAGAATGTCTGCCGATTGCTCCACTTTCTCAGCGTATACATAACCATACACAATTTCATCCGTTGTAATTAAGCTAGTATCGAATGGAACAGTTGCGATATTATTTTCAACCACTCCAGCGGCTTCCAAGAAGCGATTTGTCGTTTTAAAATGGAATAACACTATGATTTTCTCAGCGCCTACTCCATTTAGTCGCAACTCGATAAATGCGTTGTTCTTGTCGTGTGAATAAAATTCTTCTTTCACTTTGTAATCTTTCTCTCGGACATCGACACAAACGCCAGCTTGTCGTTTAATAATTTTTTTCAAAGATTGTCCCCCTTTCACGCAAAATAAAGAGGAAGCCTTAAGACTTCCTCTTCCAGTTTAATCTTCGCTAGGTTCGTGATACCCAAGCGCTCTTGTGCTGTCAGTCAGACCAGCGGTTGTTGGGTCGTTGACAATACCAACGATAATCAATACACCGAATAATGCGTTGATAAACACTAATAATTTATCGATTGTTTCTCCTAACTCTAAACGAATGTTAAATACAGCTAGAAACGTTTGTAGCAACAGCGCTAAAGCTGGTACTAACGTTAGCCAAAATGTTTTATTTAATACTCGTACTTTCCAGTTAATTTTGTTCATTATTTTTCCTCCGAAATTTCTAGTTTGAGAAACTTCTCAAACAATATTTTTATAGCGCCATTTCCGCCCAATTCAACATAGCTTTCATAAAGCTTTGAAAGTTCCTCGATTTCATGTTGAGTTGTCCACCCGCGCCTAATTGCTTTTTTTAAGTTTTCTTGTAATCGAAAACGCTGTAATCGTTGCAAACCTTTCCCGATTAGAGAAAGGTTATCACGATTTTCTCGCCCGATTTCGTTTATTTCACCAACTGATTTTTCAAGCCCTCCGATTTTGTCTGAAAGCACGTTGATTTGTTTTTCAGTTTCTTTTGTGTTCTTCGTACTCTTGAATGAAAAGTAGCTCGGAATTATAACGATTAAAACGGGCGTGAGTTTATCGATTAAGGTCAGAAAATCCAATTAACCCACCTCCCTTTCTAAAACAGTTGACTATTGAACAGGCTGAGTATCTAATTCGCTGGATGGCTTTTCTGCTTTTGGTTCAGTCCACTTCCAGATTCCTAACTTACCGTTTTGTTCAAGTGCAGCAAGTTGTTCAAGTGTTTCGCCTTGGTATGTGAATGGCTCGTTTACTTGAATCATAACGCGTTTGCCTTCTTGGAATTTCTCAACGTGATTCACATCTTCAAGCGTGAAGATTTCTTGCGATTGGTAAGTTTTGCCAGTTTTAGCAGGGTCTACCAATTCAAGACCACGTTTGAAAACAGTAGGGTCTAACGGATTATCCACGTCCGTTACTCGAGCCAATACTGCCCAATCAGCAACGGCTTTTACCTCTGCAATTTTTGCATCTTTCTCAGCAAGTTTTTCTTCATAGCTTTCAGCTTGCGTACGTAAATCTTCTTGAAGTTTCTTCACTCCATCAGCTGGATTGAATTCAGTAGTCACTTGTCCGATGACTGCCTTAATTAATTCCTCGTCTGACTCGTTCACACGATTACCGACTAATACACGGTCAAAAGCTGTATAAGGTGATTCTTGACGAATCGCAACGAATGTACGGTTGTTTTCTTGTAAATATTTGTTGATAATTTTAAATGTCATATATCATTCTTCCTTTTCTTTATCTGATTGTAATTTTTGAAGTTGCTCCTGTGCTTCTTCGTAAAGCGCTTTGTAATTAGCACATTCAATCGTCTTGTTTGCTAATTGAATTGCTAAATCGTTAATAACTTTGTCTTGTGTGTTCATATTTTACCTCCAATTTCCATGATAACCTCGACTGTAATTACCAGGTACTGCAGCAAGGTTTCTGAAATTATCAAATATATTATCAAGCACTTGTCTCAGTGATGATTGTCCTATTGTTATATCTTCAATACCATACATTTGTCCTGTATAAGTATCGATTACGGTTTCTCTCAAATTTTCTTGACCACTTAGTCTAAACGTTATTTTATGACCATACATATTGATGGCTGTTTGAATATTTGTACCCTCCCTACCATTCCAGATTTGAATACCTGCTGATGTATGGTCAATACCAACGTTCTGGTTTCGATTGCTCATTAGTGCAGTGTACGAACCCTTAACACCGTTAATGATACCCCAATCAAAGGCTAGATACTGCAAAGGTCTGTCAGGGAATCGGTTTCTTATCCCGACTCCATGCCCGTTCATATCAATCCAGCCTGTTTGCAAGTCAAACGTAGTATTTCCATTGAGTGAGGAAATGCGACCGCCTTTAATATTATTACCAGTAAAATCAACATTCTGTATCTTTGTAATGGTTGCGTTTTTCGCAAACAGCTCATCGACAAACGCTTGTTGTGAAACTAATCTTTGAATAAATGCAGTATCGAATTTAACCTTATCGGCTGTAACCGAACCAGCATCTAATGCGTTGGTTGTAATTGCCCCTGCACCTATCTTGCTTGCAGTTATCGCACCGTCCACAATCATATCTGACTTAACTTTAATTTTTGGCGCGATGATGTCTACCCCTCTAGGGCTTGTTGAAATGGTTGAGGCTAATTGTTCCCCTGTAAGAGTAGTTGAGCCAATAACCACGCCCTCTGGAGTAACCTGTACTCTAGCGCTGTTAGAAGCGTCTCGAACTTCCTGTCTGATTTCATTAGCAGTTTGAGCAATAGCGCTCTTAACATTCGTATCAAAGAACTGAGTTAACGCCCCTTGATTGCTCTTCTGGATTTTACTCCAAAGAGTACTGTTCTGGTCTCTCATTTCCAGTTCAATCGAACGTAAATCCTTGAAGAGACCTGACAATGTACGTTGTGTAATCGTAGGCTCTACAAAGCTGGTAGGAAAATCCCCTTGTTCCAACTGAATATCAGTTATCACGGTATCTCCAGCGCATCCCATGTGATGTAGCTTTAACAGTTCATCGCGTGTTTTTGGTTGAAATACCTTGTAATATCGCCCGTTATGCTCTAGAGCAGGCGCACGGACGTTTTGAATTGTGATGTCCATTTTTAACCTCCGTAAACTTTAATAGGAATTGAACCGTAAAAACTTCGGTATCGGTTAAATCCAGTTTTGCGTTCAAATTCTTCAAGGGATTCTGTGAAAGTTACATAAGTTTTTCCCTGTTTGTTTTCGATTTTAGAAACCGAAATTTCTTTCCCATTTATCTCAACAGTTCTTATCTTGTTTTGTGAAAAATCCTTATTCAGCGTTATTTGTTTATTATGACTATCATAATTAATTGATACGTCACCGCTAAATAACAGCCTTATTTTCACCCAAACAAGCTTTGCGCCAATATAACGATGAGTAACTTCCTTGTTTCCTACATAAATTCCTTCTCTAGCCATACTACCACCTACTCATATACGTCATAGATAGTGTTGCTATCCTTGTTAGGAATTGCGTCATATTGAGATTTTGAACCAGCCCAATACTTCAATGGTTGTCCGCCATTCTGATTAATAATATTTTGTCCAGGCGCACCGTCTGCTCCTCTAGCCCCTGTTGGTCCTGCTGGTCCTTGAGCACCTCTTGCACCGTCTGCACCTTTAGGACCAGTTAATCCGATAGGACCTTGTTCTCCACGAGGACCAGTATCACCTTTTTGCCCTGGCGTTCCGTTTTCCCCTCTAGGTCCCGCTGGACCCATTGGACCAGGAGCGCCTTTTAACGATTCTCTTTGTTGGCTTGTCAGTTCCTCGAATCGCATGACTCCATCCGCTCCTTTTGGTCCAGTTTCGCCACGCTCTCCGCGGTCGCCTTTTGGTCCTGTTAAGTATTGAAGTGATGCAAATCTGTCACGACCGTTCCCGACCTTTACATTGCCTGTATCGCTCTCAACACCTAACTCACCATCAAGCAATATAAGTGAGCTATTTGTCCAGTCACTAGCTGTCATTCGTTTATGTTGCACTCTAATTGGTATTGTTTCTGTCATGCTACACCTCCGTCAAAAATAAATGTTGGACTTTCGTTCCAACTTCCGTCATATATTGAATTTTGACCATCCGCAATCGTCTTATAGACTGGTTCAAACTCAATACGATTGGTTCGATTATCAACCGTCGCAAACTGAACTGCGTTCTGATACCAGTCACCCGAGAATGTCAAGCGATAAGTACCGTTGTAAACCGACAATACCTGTTCCTCTTTTTGAGTTAAGTCTTTGTCAATATTTGGTAAGTGTGGATTAGCAGGTTCAAAATGAACATGTCCACCATAGAACGGATTCTTCTTGACTATCACAGTCACGTCTGTCTTTCCGTAAACCGTACATGTTGCTGACCAACTAATAACGTACTGCTTACCTAGCTCAAAGCCTTCTCCATTGTGTCCGACTTCGACATAATCAGTACCGTAGGCGATTTTCTTAGCCGTGCTACCATTGAGACGGTTCTTGTTATACTTAGCGGTTCCATCACCACCAATTAGACCAGCATTGATTCTTGCGGTCTCGCTTACCTGCTCTAATTTCTTACTTAATTCAGCAATTGAGTCCGCACCACTCATCAACTCTTCACGAATACGCTTCAAGAACTCAGGGCGCTCTTTCTCCACTTCTTCATGGATTTTAGAGCTGAAATCTTCTGCTTTGTTTTGGTATTCTTTTACAACGTTATCAATCTCAAGCTGTATAATACGAACCTTTTCGTCAATCTCCTTGTTACGTCTTTCAACTTCATTCGCAATAGCTTCATGAAATAACGATTCACTAAATCCACTCACTGCGTCTTTGATAGCTTGTTGACGTGTCGCACGGTCTTTAGCTTGTAACGTTTGGTAATCGCCTAATTCTGCGACTGAACGGTTATTATCCAATTTATCAATAACCAATTTATGGATTCGAGCTTCAAAAGCGATTCCAATCTGGTCTCTTACAATTCCGACACTGTCACCAATCCAAATATCCTGCTCAATCGCATTAGCTAAATCTAGGAGATCAGCCTTAAATGTTACGATTGGAACAGATAATCGTTGTAACTCTTTGTACGTCGCTTTTAATAATTCAGTAGGGTCTTCGATATCCTCGTTTGTATACACGCCGAAACGATGCTTAATAACGCCATTTTGATGTAATCCATAGATATTTCTAGCAGTTTCATTCGTTACATAATTCTGTCCCGCTGGTTTGTCTACAGGGTCACCGTTTGCAACCGTCCAAACAACATCTTTAAACTGGATTCTTCGACCATAACCGCCAGTAGTTTCTCCATTGTCGTCCGTGCTTTGTTCACCCTTACCACGACCAATCAAGGCTGTTACAACATCATCAGACGATTCTTCATAGGTAACATTTAAAATGTTAGAACCATACTCGAACTGATGACCTGTAACACGTCCGAAGCGTTGATTTAAGTCAATGTATCGTCCAATTATCTTGTTTTCTACAAAGGTATATCTAACCTTGAACTCGCAAGCGTACGATTCAATTATTTTAACGAGCGCTTGACGAACTGAAATATAGTAGAAGCTCAATTTCCCTGTCCGAGTCAAGCCGTCTACATTTCCTAATTGATAGCCTGTTCCTTCTAAAATTCCACTCAATACTTGTTCAGCGGTTCCCTTAGGGCGCTTATTCTCGATAATGAATGAATGTAAGTCACTTTCTGCCCTGTCTATACCTTGTATAGACAATCCAATATCATAGGATTTTTCAGAAATTCTAAACAAACAAAAAGCCCCGTCTCTTGATTGAAAACCAAAAAACTGGGCTTCTTTGATAATGTTAGGCTTGTAATCTACAGGGATTTCAAAGCTCGCTCTATCAAACTGATTTAACTCAATCGTATGTGTGAAATCCGCAAGGCTCGCTTCATCGATTACATCAATCAATTCTTCCGTCTGATTAAATAAATAAATCATGCGAACACCTCTTTATACTGGATGTCATTCAATGTCGCGCCCTCAACTTGGAATGTATTCACGCCTTTTTGAAGTTTAAAATATCGACTGTTAACCACATCAAAGTTCATCAACTCGTTTCTTCCGTTTAACGTGATTTCTCTAGTTTCACAATTAATTACCAGACTTGAATCTTGAACGTAAGTAGCTTTTAATCTGATATATTTTTGAGTTTCAAGGTGTAAGATGCGAATTTCAGAACCTTCTTTAGTTGTAAGATACAAAATAGGCTCTACAGGAAAATCGCCGTTATAAGTAACCTTGTTACTTCCTGTGCTTTTAGGCTCAGTATATTTGAACGGGTCATAACAAATAAAATGCAACTTAATAACCGTATCATTCGCATCTTCCAATTCAGGCTTCTTAACTTTTGAAAAGATAGCTTTGTAGTATCTCTCACCATCGTCACCAAACTCTAATTTTTTAGCTCGACGGGAAAACAATAAACGATTCAAACGCTCATACTGTTTTCTCATGCCTAAATCAGTATATCCAGTTAGTCTAACCTGTATCTCAATCTCACGTTCTTTATAAGTAGCGCCATACAGATATTGACCGTCTCGACCTTTTATATTCGCTGTTTCATGGTGAAAATCAAGGACGTCCCGTCCAGTGGTATTCGCCACAAAAAACGTTCCGTCCTCGTTATTCATTTCTTGATTGAGGCTTACACCACCAAATTGAACTTCTAGACCTGAGTTAAATGTTGGCGTGCCTTTTGTTGTATCGTTAAAAGTATACATTTAAACCACCATTAAAGGCTTGAAGCCTTCAATCTTATCCTTTCTTCTTTACTTTGGATGTTAGAAATATCTGAAACAAAGGCTCTGAAATCATTAGAACCTAGAGCAAGGTTAATAACAGCAGGCTCTTTTGTTTGGTTAACTTCATAAGTAGCCGATAATGTGCCCGATACGTTGTTAGAGAAATCGCCCTGCAACGCATTTGACATTGCTGAAACTCTAGATCCCGCATCATCGAACATCGAACGGATGCCGTCTGCCATTCCAGACACATTGCCTTTGACATCTTCAAAACCACCCATTAAAGCTCTATTGAAACCGCCCATGATAGCTTCCCCTGCTGGAATCAGCAATCTGCGGTCATAAGAGATAGGCCCTTTGTGTGTTGCAATCCAGTTAGCTACGCCTCCGATGAAGTCTGTAACCGCGCTCCAAGCCGCTTTCAAACCACCAAGGAATCCATCCATGATAGCTCGTCCAGCTCCTGATAAGTCGATGTTCCATAATCTATCAAAGAATCCTGCGACTGCATCAATAGCGCTTGAAACTCCGCCTTTAAGTAAGTCTAACGCTCCCAAGAATCCATCTTTCATAGCGTTAGCAACATTTACAACAGTCTCTTTAATTGCGTTGATTGCACCGCTAATAAATTCTTTAATACCATCCCAGATTGTTGTTACAGTATCTTTAATAGCTCCCAAAACGGTACTAATGATGTCTTTAATTGCATTAATGACAGTTTCAACAACCGTCTTAATACCATTCCAAACAGTTTCCGCTATTCCTTTAATAGCCTCCCAAGCACCGCTCCAATCGCCTTTAATAACAGACGTAACCGCTTTGATGATGCCTGCTATCACGTTCAATACAGTTGAAATAACCGTTGAAATAACAGTCCATACAGTCTGGACGATTGTAGTAAATACATTCCAAATTGCATTCCATACATTTTGAACAATTTGCATGTATGTTGTAATCACGTTTTGGATAACTTGGATAGCGTTTGTGATAACTTGCTGAATAGCATTCCAAACCGCTTCAACAACAGATGTAAGTGTATTCCAAACGTTTGTAGCAACCTCGACAATGCCATTCCAAATACCAGACATGAATTCTGCGAATCCATTCCACAAACCTTTGATTGTTTCAATTACTGGCGTTATAAATTCAACAAAGCCATTCCAAGCATTCGTTGAAACCTCTACTACACCGTTCCAAAGGTTACTAAAGAACTCTACTATACCGTTCCATACGTTTTTAACCGTTTCAACGACAGCCGTAACAACTTCGACAATACCATTCCAAACCGTTTTTGCGATTGAAACAATACCGTCCCATAGCGTTGAGAAGAACTCTGTCAAAGCGTTCCAAACATTCATCAACGCTTCCACGATTGGTTGTGCGCCTTCTAAGAAGCTATTCCAAACATTCGACGCAAACTGTGTAATGCCGTTCCAAAGCCCAGAAAAGAACTCTGTAATGCTGTTCCATGCGTTCTTGATAGCTTCGATTACTGGTTTAGCTGTCTCTAAGAAACTATTCCAAACATTCGAAGCAGTTTCCTTAACGCCATTCCATAGGTTAGAAAACCATTCGGTAACGCCATTCCAAGCATTTTTAATGCCTTCCCAAGCTTTGGAAGCGATGTTGACAATGCCATCCCATAAACCTTTGAAGAAGTTTCTGAAACCTTCGCATTTGTTCCATAAAATAACAAAAGCTGCACCAATTGCCACGACTGCGGCAATCACTAAACCGACTGGACCGAGGAAAGCAACGATTGCTGAAACTGCTGAACCAATCCATCCGCCTACCTTACTGAAGATATTCAAACCGACCATTGCACCTTTAGCAAGTTTTGAACTTCCAGCCATGAAAGTTAAGGCTGAACTAGCGGCTTGTGAGCCTTTAGCAATTCCACCTAAAGCTTTTGCCACTCTTGTAAAGCTTGCTAAACCACCAAAAACGGCTTTAACTGCGCCAATTCCCTTACTTAGTCCTATTAAGGCGCTTGCCACTGGTTTTATTGCCCTTTGAGCAACCTTAAACCCAATAAAAGCTTTGGCGATTGCTTGAATTTGTTCAGGGCTTAGGCTTTGAATAATTTTAGCAAAAGCTTTTATCGCTTCAGAAGCTACTGATAATCCTTTCCCAATCTTTTCACCAAAAGAAGCCACATCTCCGCCAGAAAGTGATGAAAATACTTTCTTGACAGCTTCCCAAACTTCGCTCAATGCCTGTTTAAAATCAGAGATTGCGCTCGTATTTGTGAAACCTTGCCAAAATTCCTTTATTTTAGCAGTAGCTGAACCCACGAATGATGTTATTTTTCCGATAACTGCTTCAAAGTCAATCTTGCTTAAAAAGCCTTCTAGATTTGTTGCTAACTTATTGAAATCAACCTTATCAATCTGATTCATAATCGCTTCTAAAGCCTTGATTCCTGCTTTAGATAATGTGTCAAAAGCGGGCTTTAGTTTGTTTGATAGTGACTCTTTCAAACCGTCCATCGCTTGGTCAATCGTCTTGTATTGAGTAGCCATATCTTGCATGGATGCCCCAGCACGTTTAAACGCTTCGGCGAAATCATCGGTTTTAACTTCGCCTGCTTGAATTTTGGTAATCAATTCGTTAAGCGACAATCCCATTTGTTTAGCAACTTCGCTCATACCTGCTGGAGCTTGTTCCATCATGATTTTAAAATCTTGCCATGTTAACTTCGGTTTAGCTAAAGCCTGTACCATTTGTTGAGATAAGGATTTCATCGCTTGTTTAGGATTTTCAGACGATGCCGCAAGGCCACCCATAGCCTTTACAAGCTCGTTGCTATCGTTTCGACCAATCGCCGCCATTTGAGAGAACGTACTAGCCATGTCTGAGGCTGAGTAGATAGTCTTAGTCGCATAGTCCTGCATAGCCTCTTTTGCCTCGTTGATTTGGTCTTTCCCCCAACCTAATTTACTTAGGTTTCCATCGAACGTATCCCAAGCCTTTTTTGAACTATTCAACTCTCCGACCATTTCGCCCATTGTACTTTTGATACTTCCAAAAGCGGATGTAATCGCTGACCCAACAAGCTCAGCACCAAGCATTGATTTAAACATCGAACTGCTCTTATTTGAAATGTTATCGAATGTAGATGATGACTTTTGAAGCCCGTTGATTGCTTTCTGTAACCCGTTCAAAGTAGAACTCATTCCTTTATCGACCGCAGTTAACACCGCCTCGACTGAATAAGTCTCTGCCATTATATGCCTCCTTTCATTACGTGTTTGCTCTCAGTAAGAGTTCTTTCTCTTTGTCTGAGAGTTGATACTTTTGCTTATTAGTATCTTTCTTTTTGTAAAAATCACTGTATTTCTTGTATAAAGGAGTTTTTCCGTCCGACTTAGTAGCTTCTACCTGTCTAGTTAACCAAGCAGAACGATGTAAGAGTTCATCTTCATCTTGCTTTCTTAACAACACTCCAGTCATCAACAAGTCATACTCGTACATTGTCATACGACCAATCTCGTTCATGTCAGTAATGTTTAAAAATCGGACACAATTAATAATGATTTCCTCAAACGTTTCTAGAGATGATTTCTCAATTATTTCTTCTTGAGACCTTGGTTCATCTCCTGTAGCAAAGACTTACCCGCGTTAGACTCACTCAATTCTTGAAGTACATCATCAAACAATTGTTCTAGATCTTCGCACTCTTCAACGTATGTTTCAACTTCCGATAATGAAGGGCGTGGGCTTTCTGTAACTGTTCCGTAGTAGATAATATCGGCTAATGAAGCAATATTCTTAGCGTATAATTCAGGGATTTTAGCAGATAGAGCCATTCCAAATTTCAAACCTTGTTGCTCGATTGGATAAGCTTTATCAAGCGCACGAACGAATTTCACTCCGAATTTAATGTTGTAAGTTTTATCATTGATTTTTAATTGCATTGTTATTTCTCCTTTTTCTAAAAAATACAATAAAAAAGAGAGGCGTTAACCTCTCTTAATTTCTAACCACCAATACCAGGTACTCCTGATACTGGACTAGCTGGACTAGCTGTTCCTTTTGTTGTATCCGCGAATTCATATTGAACTACTTCCGCTTGACTAGTGTTAAGTGTTGCATAACCTTTAACACCAGTTCCGTTAACTGCGAATTCAAGTTCTAATTCGATTAAGTCTTCAGCGTTTTTAGTTTTCTTGAATGATGTTAAGTAACCTTGATAGTACACTGATTCGAATTTATCGCCTTTTTTCTTAGCGTTCTTTTCAATTTCCCAAACTTCAACGAGTTCGCCCTTGTCCATAGCTGTTTCAAGTTTAGCTACTAACTCATCGTCTTCCGCCATGATTGTAGTTGCAGTGATTGAAACTTCAATACCACCGACTGATTGTAAAACACCGTCTTTAGTTTTAACCGAGTTTGTATCACGGCTCTTCTCTGTTGAGTGTTCAGTTTGGAATGCTAATTTAGCACCGTCTGCTTTGCTTGCTTCGCCTAATAAGCGAAATAATAAAATACTGTCAATACCTTTTTTTGCAACTGGCATTTATTTAACCTCTTTCCTTATAAAATTGTAAATACTAGACGAACACGACCACGCTTGAGTGGTTCGACTGTCGTGTTGTCATCAAAAAGCGATATTGTAGATTGCGAGACATTCAAGGCTACATAATAGCCGTCCGCCTCAACGATCTTCATCGATTCTGCTAGGATACTCGAACACATATCCGATACTTGTTTACGTTTTTTACGGGTACTCCACACCGATAAGACCAGTTCGACTGTACCTTTCACGTCCGTTTTGTTTGGAACGAGTATAGAAGTAGTATCTTCCAACTCTACAAACGGATAAGGCGCGTCGTCGTCTGGCTTATAGTCGTATGTTTTATACCCCAACGAAAGACAGCGTTTAAACACGCTATCAAAAATTGCTTGTTCTCTTGATTTCATTTAACCAACCTCTCCAAATCATTTTTAAATAGTTTTTTCTGTTCGTCAAAAGCTGGTTTGATAAACGGTTGTGCGCTCATTTTGCGAGTTCCTAATTCAACATAAGCAGCGTAACTAGTGCCTGGTGCAACTCTATATCTAAATCTATCTATCTTGCTACTGTTAACAGAGATAGAACGTTTAGTCGCCCCTGTTGGCTTGACAAAATGTTTATTTTTGCCTCGACCCTCATAGTGCCCTCTGAACTTGGAAGCGTTGTTTACTGCTTTTTTCTGCATTTCAGTACCGTGTTTCTCAACGATGCGCTCAACCTCTTCCATTTTAGCGACTCTTTGAAGTTTAGTTTGAAGTTTTTCAAGGCCTTTTAATTCAAATTGTAAGCTACCCAACTGAATTATCCTTTTCTAAATAGAATACTCTTCCAGACTGCTTATCTGCTCTACATTTATAACGTTCTTTGCGATAGTTTAGATAAGTGAATGAGATTTTAGGCGTGTTTTGGAAATAAACCACTTTTGAACCACGTTTATACTCTCCAAATACTGCGACCTGCTTATCAATGCCCAAGTCCATTACATGAACTGGGACAATCAATCCTACTCCCTCGCTAGAGGTATATTCGCCTGTTTCTGGATCATACTCTTCTTGTTTCTTAGCGATAATCTCCACTCTTTCATTGTATCTCATAACATTTTAAACCCCGCATTGAACGTTTTTGAACAAACTCGCTTAATCACACTATCGTATTCTTTGAAATCATCGGAATCAAACCTCATAGAGGTGCCTTCGAGGGATTGACTACTCATTCCCTCAGCACCAATTCTGTTAAACCGTTTAACAATGACCTCGGTAATAATATACTCAAGGCCTTCTGGGACATCATCCACGCCCGCGTAAGCTAAAAAGTTAGCGGTTGTCAACGTTGCTATGGTTGTTAGTAACTTATCTTGAAGTTCATCCTCAATCCCTAGCAATATCTTTGCTTGAGCGATATTTGCCATGTTATCCCTCCAATACTGCGATAAGTTCCTCTTTGTTCAATGTTGAATAACCTTTGATATCACGTTCTCTCGCAATATCTTGTAACTCTTTAACTGTTAATTCGCTATAATTGATAGTTTCAGTTTCAACAGGCTTTTTAGGGTGATGTCGTCGTAACATCATCCCCATTAAACATTTCCTCCAAATTTAACAACTTTTGTAGGGTCGTATAAATACACGCCATAGTGTTCATCACCAGTGATTACTGTAGTCTTTTTAAGGATATCACGGTCTGTTTCGATAGCCACATCACGTTTTAAGTTAATAACGAAAGCACCGTATTTAGCAACATCGTCTGTATCTGTTTCAACAGCAGAAACTTTAACAAGGAAGCCTTTACCTTTGTCAACTTTCTTAGAACGTACAATTTGAACGCCGTGTGTTTCTCCAAAAGTTCCAGAAACAACAATATTCGCACCAATTTCTGAACCACGAACCCATTCTTTTACCGTGTCTTTACGTAATGCAATTGCATCTTCTGGATTGATAAGCGCAACATAGCGAGCGTCTTCTTCGTCCGCAAATACTGCTAAAGCTTTATCAAGTGCATCTCCAGTAACAGGCGCATCATCAACATATTGAGTCGCTTTTTTAGCCTCAACAACTAAATCGTTGTCCACTTTGTTCGCAATAGCCAATGAAATTTGGTGTGCTGCTTGACCTAATGGGTCGCCAAAACCAGATAACAAAGCCTCGTCTGTTAACTCGATACCTTTACCAGCTTTCTTAATAGTCATTGTTGATTTGTCTGTAGTTAATTGGTCTGGGGTGATTGCTTCACCTTCTGCGATGTCTTTAGCATCTCCACTATCAGTGGATATTCGTTATAGGTCGTTAATCTATAACCGTTCTCTTATGAACTGCTGTACGTTTCCGTACAGATTAGACTATATCATCATCTCTAAAAATAGAGAGCTCCGCTTTTCCACCCACTTGGGTGTACTCTACTCCATTCAAAAAGAGCCTAGCGATACGCTAAGCTCTTTCTGTGTTTCGATAGTCGTTGAGGTTTTTAATAAAAGCATCAAGTTCTCTTTCTGCCTTGTCATTCCTAATCCACCAATAAGGTATTCTTAAAAGTGGTATTTTTTTGTTTTTACAGTAATTATTTTTTATTTCGTCATTCTCTTTGACATAGGAAAAATTATCGCGTCCCCAATGATTGCTACTGTTTTTAAAATGTTGTGTGCCATCAAATTCGATTAGCGCTATTTTACCGTTTATAAATATAGCAAAATCGAAAGGCAACGGGTAAATTCTTCTGCAATCATCAAAGCTGTATTGTGGTTTATACTCAATATCAGCTTTATCAAGATAAGAACTTACAAAACGTTCTCCTTTTGATTTTATGCAATTCGGACATCGTTCAGAACGTAGTAGGTCTTTTGGGAGGGTTTCCCAAGTATAACCACATTCTAAATGCGTGACTGAAATTTTATCAAGGGTAGTGGTGTATCCGTCGTTTATGCGATACTTCCCTGGATATTTCTTTTCAATAAGCTCTTCAAATTCTTTTGAAGTCCTATGTCCAGAACATTTTGGACATCCGCTACCTTTTAGGATATTTCCTATTCTCGCTTCGTAAATATGCCCACAAGATTTATTTTTAACCGTTATCTTGTTTCTAAAGCCTTTATACTCACTCAAAATTTCGTAACCGAGTTCTTTGATTTGTTTAACATTCTTGCTCTTGACGCGGTCTATTTTTGCTTTGCTAATAGTTTTGCCTTTACAAAGACCGCATCCTCCACCCCCAAGAAGTTTAGCAGGGCTTATAAAACATTCGTGTCCACAATCAAACTTTACTTTGATTTTTTTATGGTAGCTTTTATATTCTTCTATTGGAATCGCATTGATATTTTTATCTTTTAATTCTTGTAAAAATTCTTTGTTTGTTTTCTTTCTTGTCATAGTACCATTATATCATAAAATCATACTTTTGACAATGTATGTTAATTTAGGAATAGTAAAAACCTGCTGATTGTCCAATCTTAAACATTTTTACACTTTGGTAGTTTAAGCTCTAAGGAGTTTCCAGCATTTAACGGAGTTTTTTTCTGTCAATCACTTGACAGGGGTGCATAGTGTTTACACCCATTTTGGAACTGTTAAAGTGTTTCCTGGTTGTCCAACAAGCTCACGCTCAACGTAAGCTAAAGGTGTAAATTTAATCATTTTTGGTAGTTTAGCTGAAACCATGTCAGCCATAACTTCAGGGTTTACTAATTGTGCAATTTTAGTTTGTGTCATATATTTTTATCCTTTCAATTTATGATATAGTTCGGGGTTATTTTGCAGTAATTCGTTTCTACTTCGATATCCCATTTTGTTGAATTGTTCCTTGGTAATTTCTCCAGCGGTTGTTTCTTCCATTTTTTTAGGAGTCTTACCTTTTAATTTTTCGCCAACTTTTCTGTCAGCTAGGTCATTCACTAAAGCTACAAAGCTCTCTACAGCCTCCTGCGTTCTTTCTGCGGTGTCTTTAACGATAAGCCCTAGGATTTTATCGTCTGCAATAATACCGCCTTCTGATAGCATTTTTGAGGCTTCTCGCTCTAGTCCACTACGATTGATTTTAGCTTCAAGTTCAGCAATGTATGCTCGTTGTTTTTCTTGTTCATACTCTGCTTTTTGAGTTTCGTTCATCGCACGTAGCTTTTCAGCCTCGTCCATCTTAGCTTGATACTCTTTTTCAGCAGAACGCTTGGCCTTAGCTTTCTCTTTCTGAATGATTTCATCAAGCTGTGACTGTGTGAATGTTTTTTCTGTAGTTTTTTCCTCTTCTTGACCGCTAGCTTGTTCAATTTCAGGTTCAACTACAGGTTCTTTAATTTCTTCTGCCATGTTAGGCCCTCCTTTTTAAGTCCAGAGTGGACTGATATCCTTAGCTTTTAATGTCGTCAAAGTTTGGACAATAAAAAAAACGTACGGGATTCCATACGGTTAAATTATTTTTTGATTACTTCAATCATCGCTTTTACAACTGCTATGATAACTAGCATTAAAAACGAAAATACCAACCACCCGAAAGCGATTGATACCAAATTCCAAATAAACATCTTTTACTCCTTTTCTGAGCGCTAAATAGCACTTAAATCTATTCTTCTAGTTACTACTTCATCACTACTTGAGCGCTTTGAGTCAAAATGCGGAACAGTCGTACATCGACAGTTAGGGTGAAATGGTGGCGCGTTCAATGCTGGAACTAACTCAGATACTTTAAATATCTTCCCGTTGAACGGTTGGCAAATAGGACACGCTTTTAATTCGGTCATAACTTCATACCATTCAACACCGTTAGCCTCATAGTTGGCACTCTGCGCCTCTGAGTATACCCTTGCTGATTCCGTTACTGCTAAACGTCTAGCGTAGCCATACGATACATCAAACTCTTTTTTAAGGCTGTTAATCAGAATGTTTGTTCCTTTACCTCTTAATACAGTATCCGCAACGCTTTTCTTAACGATGTTTCTTAACTCGTTCTGTCTTTCCCAAACTCTAGACGACCACGTTGCATTGTTGAAATTGGCATACACAATAGAGTCAGCAGATATTTTTGAAGATTCAAAACTTCCGAGTGTCATGTTCAAAACGCCGGCACTAAATAGATTTTCACGTCTGATTGACTCAACCAAGTGCCTATCAATGATTTCAAACTCACTTAAAGCTAAATCATACTGATGCAACTTAATATTCGCTTGCAACACTTCTAGACGGCTTGTCTTCATCTTCAAGTTATACAATCTCATCAAGTCATTTTCTGCTCTTGTGAAATCATCACTTGTTACTTTCTGACCACGTTTCCTCAAACGATTAGCGCGCTCGACTAACTGCTTAGCTTTAAACTCGACATTAATCATATCAAGCCTATCTGCTCGTTGTTTAGCTTCTAACTTTGTAATTCCTTCTCTATCAGCGTATCTTTGCCAGAAGCTATCGATTTCTTTTTGAATATTGTTAGCGTGTTGTTGATAGACACCGTGCAGTTGATAAGCTACTCCCTTATCAGCTAGCTCTCTAGCCTTTTCTTCGACACGGTATCTTTCCTCCCAGTACTCATTAGTCAACATCTGCTATAACCTTCTTACTTTCGCTCATTTCAGCGTCTGAGTAGATTTTTTGTTTTTCTAGACGTGTTTCAAGGTCGCCCATAGCTTCTTCTTCTTTTTCCATTCTTTCGATTTCTTTCTGCGGATCATCAATGATAGATAGCACGGACAACTTAGTTTCCTCTGACACTTGTCCGGATAATTGTCCTACAATCTGTGCCTCTTCAAGAATGTTTCTAGGTACATTTCTAGTAAACGTGTAAGTCAATCCTGTCCATGCGTCCTCGTATACAGTAGTCAAAGGAACACTAAACACGATTTTATACAATCTGTTGAATGCAGATTGTAATTTTCTATCTTTCATTCGAGCAAGATTGTCCATAGCCTGCAATTTGAAAGCTAAAGCCGTTCCAGACGAGTTACCGAACTCAGACTCAGACATATTGGCTACCATTGAGATAGCGAAAATAGATTCCTTAAGTAAACTAATTAAATTCTCTTGCGTTGTGTCTGAACTTGGTTTCTCAAGGAAAGCAACTTCTGGCAAAGCACCGTCGCCATTCTTCCATAGATTGAAAATTCTATTCTCTCTAATCTGACTAGCGTCTTCTTCCTGTAGCTCTACACCTAGAACTTTCAAATAAGCGTCCGCAAAGTAGTCTACATCGTTTGCTTTCTCGCTTGCTGCTTTATTTAAAGCATTAATCAATGTTTTCACACTCTCGAAAATACATTGTCGCTCTTCATTCTCAATCAATTCAACTACTGGGATTGAGTTGTAAATGTGTTGAGTGCGTTCACCGAACCTTACCGCCCCACCAGTTGTAAATGTAGCGTCAATCACTTCATCATTCGTGATTACCTGCCCAACGCCTTGTTGATTATTCTCGTTAAACGTGTATCTTACCGCAAATAACGGACGCTCTTCAATGCTGTTATCATGTACGATGAACATATTGATAGGACTGTTATACGTCGCTCTAGTTCGTTTATATTCATCTTGATACACATAAATAAAAGCATGACCAAACACGCTTGACATTTTCGCAAGCTCGAACTCTGAGTCTTCCATGTCATTGATTTTACGGAAACTTGAGACAAACTCGTTCACGTTCTCGTCCTCATGCTTGATTTTAACTGGAACACCAATTTGATAGCCTGTAAACGTATCGACAATGTACTTAGCGTAATTAAACACCAAACGATTATCAGGCTTCCAACTTTCTTTTTTAGCCATTTTTAAGACTTCATGTTGTGAGAGGTACATATCCTCGCTTTCAACATAATTCTTAACTAGCTTACTCATGTGAAGCCTAATCGCTTCAGTAACGACTTCTTCAGTCACTACATCGCTTGTTGTCGTAATGACTTTCCGTTTATTAACAAAAACTTTTGCCAATTTTTAAAAACCTCCTTTGAACATTTTAATTTTACTTCCAGTACCAGAATGCTGTGAGTAAATCGCATACCGCACCGCGTCTAGCACGTCATCATTCTCTTTTACTGGTTCGCCTGTCTTTTCATTCCAGATGTACTGGTAAATTTCATCCTTGAACTTGCTGACCTTGTTTGAAACAACAAAAAATCGCCCAGCTTTCATCAGCTTAGCGACTTCTTCAATGCCAGATAAAACCGATTTATTGGCGTTAAATGTTCTTAATCCCTCTCTTTGAAATCTAGCAACGTGTTCAGGTCGTGCGCTATCTGCCCAGAAAGTAATATCGCCGTATCGTTCCTTGATATTCTTAGCAACATCAACCCAAAAGTCTATCTCTTTGTACTGATACGCATGTTCTTCCAGTAGATAAACTTCACCGTCTGGAGTTTCTCCTATAACGACGATAGAGCCATAGTGTTCATAACCCCAGTCAACGCCTGCGTATATCTTAGTGATATTTTCTGGCACGTTATCTACAAACATATCTTCACTGAAATCACGATAAACAACGCCCTCACCAGTTACCCACATACCTAGAATGTCTCTATCGTAAAACACGCCTTCTGGAGTAGCATTTTTAATATTCTCACGATACCTCTCAGACATGAATGTATTGTCATCTAGTTTAAAATGAAAATCTATAATCATATCGTCGCCAGAATTTATGTAATCACGTCTTAGCCAGTGTGTTGGAATATCAGGGTTACTATCCCAAACAATCCGCGCTCCTTCTCCAGAACAACGCGAGATGATTTCCTTGAACACTTGTTCATTAGCAAGTGAGGCTTCGTTTATGTAGGCTCCGTAAGCAGTAAACCCGCGGGCTCGTTTTAATCCAGAAATGGAACCAGTGTAGACTTGAATCACCTTAACCCCGCAAAGTGTAAAAGCTCCGTGTTTATCGTACTTCGGTTCGATGCTGAACATGTTATATAGTTCTTGAATGATGTTATTTTGTATCGACGTTGAAGATGTCCCAGCTAAGATGTACATCGGTTCATCAATGTTTAATCTATCTGCCGTCTCTCTCACTCGTGCGATCTCGTTCATGAAAACTATGTTATTTAGAACAGTTTTACCCGACCGCTTTGCACCATGCAGGCCACAAATAAAGAAATCATCATTCAATACTCGCTTAAGTACTTGCTCTTGTTTAGGGGTGAATTTATTCGTCATTAAAAGCACCTCTTAAAGCCTTAGCGAAATCTATCAGTTTGTCATCTTGTTCGCTATCTCCTTCAATTTGAGACTGTAGTTTCTCGATTTCAAGTTTTAATTTCTTATCTGCTAGCTCTAAATCATTAAAGGACATATTGTTCATACCTTCTAGCGATGCAAGGAAAGCATTGGAATTAGCTTGCCTTACTCCTTCGTTTTCAATGCTAGCTTTAGCTTTGTTCTTGAGCCACTCATATTCATTGAACGCTTGCTCCCTAGACCACAGCGCCATATTTGAGAACTGTTTTAATAGTTCTCGATACCTAACCGAAACCTCACCATTTTTAAGCAATTCACTAGCTTTATTATCAACGACATTATCTTTCCATTTTTTAGCTGACGGATAAGCACTCCTATACGCTTGCCTTTGAGATTGTCCAGCGATTAGTTGTTGGACAAATATTTCTTGTTTTGTTGTTAACTTACTCACTCACTGAACCACCTCCCAATGAATACATAAAAAAAGAGCCGTTTAGAACGACTCACACATTTTAAATAAAAACCCCTCGAGCTGGAGGCTCGAAGGGAAAAAATAAAGGAGTTTAAACCATGAGAAAAAAGAATGTCTTTTTCTACATCTTTCCACATCATAACTATATCATAGAATCTTTAGTATCACTTGGTACAGAAACACCTTTTTTAGTACAGATTAAATCTATTTTTTTGATAGCCTCATCATGAAGAATAAATAGTGTTGTTTTAGAAATTTTCAATTCTTCAGCGATTTCATCCCAGCCTTTAGAAGAGATATATTTCATCCAAATGATTGTTCGCTCTCTAGAATTATCTAATTGTTCAATCGCTTGGATAAGTTGATATTTCAAATCGATCAATTTATCTACTTGGTCATTAATGTAATCATTCAAATTGATGATTTTAACGTATGCATCGTCTTTGAGACTTACTTTTGATTCTTGAACATTTATTTCTTTTAGAGACGGAGATTTCAAGAAAGAATTATTCAAGCGATCTAACTCTTCCATTTTTGATTTTACTTCCAAATCGATTAAACGAATTTGTTTTAATTGATGTTTAATGCCCATTCTTCACATCCTCTCTAATCCTTTTGACTAGCGTTGGTCCAAAGTCTTCGGTATCTGACAAATAATCAAAATATTGACTGAAAAAGAACCGCTCGCAGTCCATTTTCATATTCCATGCTGTTTGATGATATATTTTCTTGAAATGTGTTTCTCTCAAATTCCAATTTGAATCCACTACACGTTTTGAAAGCAAGCGTCTTAACGCTATCTTGTAATCATCAACCGCTCTTTCTATGATTCCAGCACGTAATCTGTAATACCATTTATCTTCCATTATCCACCTCACAATAAAGCTTCTAATTTTTCAATTTGAAATCCTGACCATGTTTTTGATTCGTCGCTCAATTCATCGTCAATAGCAACGACTGGAAGTGAACTGTATCCATAGTGTTTGAGTAATTCCAACGCTCCTGGATTTGCTTCAATATCCACGGCTTCGAAAGGGATATCGTTTTGTTTGAGCCACATCTTAGTCATCTCACATTGCATACAATTTGGTCTAGAATAAACTGTTAACATCAAAATCCTCCTTATCGACTGATAAACCTACAAAACTGCCAAAACTGCTGATATTAAAAAACGCCTTTTTCTTCTTACCGTCATGCACACTTATATAATTGAATTTTATAAGGCCTTTCACGTATGATACTGGTTCAAAATCAGTCACATTTTCAAATACTAGTTCTTCCCCATTTTCTAAATATAAAGTTAGTTCCATATTTTTCTCCTTTTCTTATACATAATAAATCGCACTCCTTTTCGTTTCTGAAAACTCAAAAAGCATTTGCCCTGATTCGCTAGTGTCATATCCGTATGTTTTATCGTAGCTCGAGTGCTTGCTAGGGCTTTGTAGTTGATACCAAGTTAACCCTGCAAACGATAGTGATTTCTCATGATGAAAGTGCCCAGTAATCAAATATCTTGATTGACTTTTCCCCCATTCCTCTCCAAAATGCGACACCATGATTTCAAATAATTTATTAGGCGATTTTACTTTATCGCCATGATGCATGAATATTGAGTGATTGCCTAACCATGCATGTTTAAATTCTTTGATTTCGACATCGAATTTTATTTGAGGATATATATGCTCTAGCATACTCACAAATAAATAATCCACACTAGGAGCATGATTCCCTTTCAAGTACACGACTTTAACGTTCGGACTATTTTCTAACGCTAAATCAAGCAATGGACTAAGGAAATCATAACCAGATCTTAATCCAGCCTCGAAGTCGACATCATCGACTCTAGTTCCTCTTTCAGTTGTATTCAGAAAATTATCAACATGAAAATAATCTCCGTGTAGCGTTATAAGGATTTCCTTATAGCGATTCATAATGCGTTCCGCAATTTCTCTCTGTAATTTCAAATAATCAAGATGAGAATTATGTCCAAAGTGTAAATCTGACAAAGGGATCAATAAGTATTCGTTTGGAATTTTCTTATCTACTAATTCAATTTTACGTTGAGGAATATCTCCAAAGATTTTCTTAACATCTTGAGCGGACATATCCCACCTTTTAGGCACTACAACGATTTTCGATTGATAATTATAATAAGTTTCTCCGTTTGTTGGAGTAGTCCATTCATTAGATGTTGCTGTTTTTAGTTTAACCTCATCAGGATTGAATCCATGTAATCGAATCAGCTCCTCATTAGAGAATACTTTTCGTTGTTGTTGTCTTACTCTGATTTGAGAACCGATTGAACCATCGTTATTAAATTCTTTAGTTTGAGATTTTTCAACATTTACTCCTTGCCTTTGTTGAAACTCTTTGTAACGTGGTGTACCTCTAACCTTACCTCGAGCGACTTCCATGCTTGCAAGATTGAGTCTAGTTGCAATTTGTACCCAGCTCAGTCCTTGCTCTTTTAAGTCCATGATTTCATCCTGTATCGATTTTGACATTCACACACCTCCCTTTTCCCTTTTTCTTCCTACCCTTCTTCAATCAACCACTCAATGTTCTTTCTAGCTTTCTTTAAGTCTTCGACTCCATTTTTTTCAGCATATCTTAATAAGTATTCAACCGCACTACACCATCTATGAGCTTCCATGCCTTTTTTATTTTTAACAAAATTTTCAAGTACTTCTTTCACTTCTAAACCTTTTTCGCCTACATAGTGACTAGGCTTATTTACTGCTTCTTTTATTCGAGCGTTTTCTTGTAAATCCATCTTTACACCTCCACAAACAATTCTTTGATTTCATCCCCAAATAATTCGATTGCACGTTCGGCATCTTCTTCGTTTTTGAAATAACCGAAAAGGCTGAATGTTTCATAAAAATAAATATCGTTACATAAAATATCATCCGTCATATTCGATTTGTATAAATAATACTTTGCTTCATTTTTATTCCAATTTATTTGCCAATCCCCATTGCACTCATCACGAAACGCTTTAAATCGTGTCAGTAGTTTTCTGCGTTTTGATTCTAGTTCTGCTTCTTGTTTAGCATATTTTTCATGTTGTTCTGTCATTCTGATTCTCCTTATCTAAAGTTCTTTTGTAGCTTTCGTAAACCTCTCTATACCCATCCCGATCCATTTCAACGTCATGTTTTTTTGTGAATGTGATTATATATCCCGTTTTGTCTAAAATGTCTTGACCTGAAAATTCATTCAACCACATCAACATTGCTAGCTCCGCCGTGGTTTCAAATCGGCCTAGGTACTTGTCACACTCTCCACACATTGGACACGGTCTGTCTGTTTCTATCTGTTCATCTTTGATATACAGTTCCGATTGACAATTCATGTATGCGTATCTTTCCATTACTTAACCTCCCTTTCAATCAACACATCTTTATTTATTTTTATGATCACGTAAAATCTATCGCTTGTATAATCAACTGTAATATTTCTATAACCGAAATTATCAAGTAATTCGAATATTGCCTGCTTTCTATTCTTAGCTTGCAAGTTCCGTTCAATCTGCCTTTTGATATTTTCTTTTCTTTCTCGTTCTATTTGTTTTAACGCTTGTTCATAAGGTGTACCTTCACTCTTTAATTTGTATAAATCTAGCACACACCAAAGCAAAGCGATTAGACAAATACTGATTAATATCATGTCAGTTCGAAGTGGGTGTTTGATTATAAAATCTATTATGAACATTTAATCACCTTCTTATCTATTAATGTAATAACCAGCAATTGCATCTAACATAAAGCATCCTTCATGTACTTCTTTTTCATTTCTAAACCGCCAAGCGTCCTTGTCTCCTACATAAGTAAATTTAAGATATTTTTCATATTCAATATAGTATTCCCTTACACCGTAGAAAATATATTTCTTTTCATCTTTAAGCAATACAGTTAGTGTCATTTAATATCCCCTTCTTCAATCAACCATTTCAGGATTTTTCTTTACAGCTTCATTTAAGTTAATGGCATCTTCCACCGCCTTCAACGATGTTTCAAATCCTAACAAGAAAGCGAATCGTTCATTGTAGCTCATTTCTTCGAGTTGCCCATATCCAATATCTTCTTGGAATTGCTTCAACGCTCTGTCATACATCAACATGTCCTTGTATTTACAATGTGCTACAATTAAGTAATGTACATCGTCTTTTAATTTTTCAAATTCATCTTTAGCCAATTGCCTTCACCGCCTTTTCTAGATTCACTAAATTCTCTACAATACGATCTCGAATATGAGCTGCAACGGAATACGGGTCTTTCATAAACTTAATCAACGTATTAGCATTCACTTTTAACGCTTTGGAAGCAGCTAACATCTTCTCACTCGAATCTTCAATCATTCCATGAATGTACGTGATAGCCTCACCGTAATTCTCACCCATGTATTTAAACGTCACATTACTGAGTTGTTCTTGGTACGGGTCTTTAATAATATTCCCTTCGATAGAATGTTCCTTTATAAACGTTAGAGCATCGTTAGGCGTTTCAAAATGCATCGCTTGTTTAATGTCAGTTGTAAATTTATGCGTATATCGTGGATGATTCTTCGCAAGATACCCCATCATACTTGAGTAGTCCTTGACATGTTGGAAGTACCATTGTGGATATTTAGCATCTCGAATGACATACATTTTTATATTGTTCATGAGCATCGCTCCTTTACTATTTTTTCTTCTAATTCATGGCCTGTGACACGTGTGACATGTGTGACACGTATTTTTGAAAAATATAAAATATAAATATAAGAATGTTGATTTAATAAGGTTTTATACTTACTTTTTACTTTTTTATTAAAAAACATGTCACTAGTGTCACATTTATATAAAAAGTATCTATAAACGTTGATATAACAACAACTTGAAGTGTGACACCATTTTAAAAAAACGTGTCACATTGCCGGTACAACGAGTCACAAGTGTGACACGTTTTTGGTTTTGTGACACCAGTACGTGTCACAAAATTAAGAATTAATTCTTTGATAACCTCTTATTAATTTTCCGCCGATTCTGAATCGTTCTTTTTTCCAATCAGGCAAATTATCCATAATAAAACTAATCTTCCGAGATAGTTTTTGGTCGTTCGATTCTTTATGAAACAGATTGAACATAATCTCCCTGGTAGCTACTCGATTCATCGGTTGACCCCCTGAAGCCCAATCAGGACTATTTGCAAAATATTTAGTCGTGTAAATGTACTGATCAGTTGTTGTTCTACTTTCCCAATCCTTAGGAACGGGCATTTCCAAGTATTGAAGAATTTGAAGTTCAATCTCATCTCTGAACATGAATTGTTCACGATATTCAACTAATTCCGCTTCTGTTTCTTCATCAAACATCAAATCAACACCGCTTTTATAAAGGGTGACGGCTTCACCCCAAATTTGTTTCACGACTTCATCCGTTATCTTCATAGGATGCTTTTTCTGTTTGTCATTACTTGCCAGCACAGGTAAGAACCTGCGTTCACCTGTTTTATCCTTGAGGTATTCAACGTGATTGCTTGTTCGTGCTAGAACGAAATTCTTTGCGAATTCCTGCGTTCTGCGCATATACGGTTTTCTGAATCGTAAACTCGTTTTTGAAATGAACGATTTTGTTTCCGCAAAACTCATACGATCACTAGCGACCATCTCATCGTCGTTAACAATTAAATGTTTCAACATGATGTCGTAGTTGTCTTTGTTTGCAAAATCAGTTACCGCATCCGTGTACCAATGTCCACCAAGTTTTTGTAAGAATGAGGTTTTACCAACACCTTGGCCACCTACTAAGTCCAGAACGTAGTCAAATTTGACGTAAGGTTCATACACTTTAGCAACAGCACCTACCATCCACATTTCAGCGATTTTAGACACTAGAGGGTCTTTGTTAGCTCCTAGATAGACTTGCAGCATTCGTCCGATTCGTTTTTGCCCATCCCAACTTTTTTCAGCTTCTTCCATATACTCTTAAACTGGATTGTAG